GTCTATAAGAACGCCTGTAGCAATACCTAAGACATTATTTTGAACGGCACCGCCCACACCAACTTTACAAATATCACTATTTGAGTTCGGTAGAACGGGTGCATTCGCTGTTGGGGGTGTATTGTTTACTACCGTACTCGACACGGTATTGGTCTCAGCGTAAAAATTTTTTGTACCGCCGATAACTATTGTTAGAGTCAGTATGAGACAACTTATTAAATAAAGAAACCACTTTCCCATTTAGCATCTCCACCTTCTCCTCGCTTGCCTTAATCTTGAATTTGGATCTTTAGCCGCTTTAGGAAACTTTTTCATTTGACCTGCGCTTCTAGCACAGAAAGACTTTCTTCTCTTTGCAGCTTTGCTACCTGGTTTTACTTTTCCTGTAACTGCTGTTTTTAACTTAGAACCAGGATTCTCTCGTCGATAACGAGCGACTCCCGCCTTCGTCATACCTGCTCCACTCTTCGTGGAACGGAAATACTTTTTTGTTTTAGGTGGTTGTTTGTCTGCTTTTCTCACACCATACCACCCATCGACATCTTTTTTCTTTTGGGTGCAAAAGTTGCAGCTCTTGAAGGTGTTGGTCCTGTGTTAGATTTAGCTTGTTTTCTTCTTACAGCTCCTGCTTTTTGACCTTTTGACATGGCCCTAGCTTTTGCTATAGGCACACATTTTGGATAGTTTTTTCTTTTCTCTCCACCACTACGACCACATTTAGGATAAGAACCATCGGGTTTTTTATTGGCTATGTCCACCCAATTTTCTTTGACCCACGCTCTTAATCCTTTTTTAGCCATTAATATTTTTTAGTCTTTTTTCTTTTACCCTTCATCACAGCGCCACAGCCTTTAGCAATACCACCTTGACCGTAACTAGAAACTTTTTTTCTATCTTGTGATAATTGATTGCTAGAAATCATACCACCCTCAGCTTTTTTGTTTTTCTTACCACCAGGTGTTATTTTACCACTACACACTGCGCTCGCGTACATATTTGCGTACGCGCTGGGATAGACCTTGAATTTCCGCTTCGCTGCAGCTTTACCTCTTGGACATAGTTTGCCCATTATTTTACCTTGCCGCCCTTTTTCAAAAAGCCCATTTTATTACGAACTCTAGTTGGAAGTTTAGCCAATCCTGGATTCTTTTTAGAATCGAATTTTTTCAACCCTCTTTTTTTCAAAGCTTTGGTTGAAGCTAGTTTTTTTGTTTTGTCTTTTTTCATCATCGTCCTTGTCCCCTATATGGTTTAAAGCTTCGTCGCTTATGTTTGTTCATGGTAGATGTACCTATTCTACCATGACCTATTGTAGTCTTTTTGACTACATGGTCAATATTGGTATTAACTTTTTGTTTCTTCATGGGTGCATCCTACACAGCCACACCAAATACAAGATGTATCACAATGACAAGCACATTGACATTTTATGCAAATTGTCATTTCGTAAGCTTTTTACTTTTTTCCCAAGAGCGGAGCCCGGACATTCCGAGTAAGGCTGTGACAAGCGGGAATAAAGTCGACATGTCAAGCTCTGGAAGCGGGTTATGTTGAATACTGAAAGCAGCTAAAATAAAAACTATAAATTGTTTTAACACAAATTCCCACAATATCGCTAGGGCACAGGACATCCCGATGAGGGGGCGCCACGACCGCTGCATAATACCACCGATACCTGTAGCAGTGGACTTAGCATCCGCTAAGTTAATATCCATTTGTTTGGAATTAATCTGATTTTCTAATTCTTTTAATTTATTTCTTGCGGCAAGCTTTTCTTCCTCTGAAGTGTGGACACTGTCGATAACTTTACCGACAGTGTCTACTAAAGATCCGCCTAATAGTTTAGATAACATTATTAAATACCTTTAACGACTGCTACTACAATAACAACTGCAACAGCAACTACGAATAGTTTTCCCTTTTTGTTAAGCTTTTTCCACTTTTGCATAGGGTTCCATCCAAATATCATCATGATATCCTCCTTTTCTAAATTAGTACCACTTGGCACTACGTTTTTTCTCAGGAAGCATTCGTTTTTGTCCGCCAACTTTTTCTACCTGAGTATCTGTAGGATTTGTTGTTTCAATTTCAACTCCTCCTTTTTTGTGACCATCTTTATCAACAAATGTTTGATGATCAATAGGTCTTTTGCTCATACTTTTCATGATCTTTAGCTCCTTTGTTGTAATTTTATCCTTTTTTAGGATTTATTTCCACTCATAACCTTCATTTGAGAGATACCAGACTTGGCAAGAGATACACCAGCACGTAAAGCTTGATGTTCATCGTTTTGTTCCATCTTTTCATCAAAGTTTACTTGATCTTGCACCAGTTTTGCACGTTCTATCTCTAGTTTTTGCTCTCCTTCGTCTTTTTTGCGTTCATTTTCCATTGCACGAAGGTCAATTTCTCTTGATTTTAGCTTAACAAGTGGGTCTACGTCTTCCGCAGAGTTGATTTTGCGCTCTTCTTCCATGAAATCTTTAGTCATTTCAGCAATTAGCTTAGATTTTCTTGATTCAATGGTGACTTGAAGCTGTTCCATCATTGGATTAGGCTGTGCAGGCATACCAGTCATGGCTTGCTGTTGCATTTGCGCTTGCATTTGTTGTAATTGCACCAGTTCTTGAGCAAATTCCAACTGAATTTGTTCTTGAGCCATCAAAGAAATATGTTCTAAGATATTTTTTTGAACTATAGACATAATCGCCGGATTATTTCTAACCATACTGGTACCCATAAAGTTTAAATGCGCATCTATGTGAGCTTTGTGATCTTGTTTGGGAAAAGCTTGAAAGGTTTTTCCGGCCATGGCTTGGATATGTTCCATGCTTGGGTCCATTGGTTGTGGAGGTTTCGGTGGAGGTAAAATTAAATCGACATTCTTGACACCCACAGCTTCATACATACTTCGGTATGCTTGATATAAATTGTGAATCTTTGGATTAGTTTGAGCTAATTGTAATTGTGTTTGTGCTAAACTAATTCTTTGTGTTTGAGAAAAGATATTCGGATCAGCTACAGGTAGAATATCAATACGATCATCAAAGTCTGTTTGCTTAATTATACGTTGACCACCGACGACGTCGTATGGATATTCAGGTGGTAGATAGAGAGAAAAGATTCTCACTAATTGTTTAAATTCATTCTTGAGTGAATTGTATAATCTTTTGTGTATCGCAGACATGACACGTGAACCACGCTCTAGTAATGCAACAGTTGTACCCACAGCAGCTCCTTGATTGCCGTCACCCACTTGCATATCAGCGATGGACGCGAATCGTTGACCCGCATTCACCACCACACCCATTAACTGCAATAAAGTAGCAGAGGGTTCTTTGAAAGGTAAAGGCATAAATGCTTCTCGTAGGTTTCCACCTGGAGCATCCACGTCTCTGAACTCACCGGGTCGTATGGATTGAGCTTCATCTCGCACTCGAATACCGCGTGTTTTAAAACCCGAAGGCAGATTAGAAAGAGTCCCTGCATCTAAAAGCTGGCGTAGGGCCGCTGTTGCAGTTCTAGATAATCCACCAATCATGTGAATTAAACCAAAACCATAGAAACCTAAACCTGGTAAAAACTTAAAATGAGTAAAGTAATGAATTCTATTTTTAGATGAATCGTTCGCTTCATAGTTTCGACGAATCGATAAAACTTCACGACTTCCTTCTTCAATAGTAACAATGTAAGGAAGTTTAATTCCTGTTGCTTCTCCTGTTTGAGCGTTGGTATCTTCAAAACCTTCTAAGTCTAAATCAACATGACACTCCAATAATGTATACATGTCTGGAGATTTTTCTGATTTACGAATTCCTTCAAGCTCTCGTTCTTTCGCTGCGATCTCGTCATCTTCGTTTGATGCTTCTGATACTTCAATGTCTCGATAGAAACCACTGACTTGTTGTTTGCGTAAGTCGTTTTCAGAAATATTTATTTTGTGAATTATAGAATCTGCATCATCTAGTGATGTTGCAGAATATGGAACAAGTAAATCATCCGCAGGTACAAACTTTGAGACGGCTCGACCTAATAATTCATCGTAGTACACTTTTTTAAATGTCGAGCCTGAGAGAGGAAGATAGAAAAGCATTTGATCGAACTCTTGCTCATACTCTTTCATTTCTGACATGAGCTGATAGTTCATGAACTCTTTAACACGTTCGCTTTGTTGTTCTTTCGCGGTGCTTGGAGCTCCCATGATTTGAGTTCGAACCGGGCCGTCAGCCGGTAATAATTCTTTATAAGCTAGTGATTGAAATTGTGTAACTGCTTCTGCAAGGACTGGGTGTGTTGCACCGCTTGCGCCTTGAAATGGTTCGCCTCGATCTTCATATTTAAAACCTAATAAGTCTAATCCTTTTGTATAGGTTTGTTCCCAATCGCTTCTTGATGATTTATAATCTAAATACATATCTTTGAGCTCACTGCCCAAAGGTCCTAAGACATCATCGTCTAGGTATTCTGCTAAATTGGCAAAGTGATTCTCACTTCCTTCCGCCATTGCTTTGGAAGGATCAAAAGATATTTCTGCTCCACCTTCTTCCGTTTCAACAACTTCGATTTCTTCGGGAGCACTCTCTTGTCTATTGAGTTCTTGAATGACCTGTTCAGATAATTCCTCTTGTCCTGGAATCTCTACAGTTTTTCTTTGTGTGTTTGGTAATGCTTTATCAATATCAGCCATTTAATTACTTTACTTGTTTTTGAATAAAGAAGCAACACCCGCAGACATCGGTCCTTCTTCCGGTGGCACAGTATCTGTGAGTCCACCTTCTTTGTACCCATAGGAAGAAAGAATATTTGTTTGTCTTAATGCTTCCCCTGGAGAAACTCCTTGTTCGATAAGATTATTGTAATACGCTTGTAAAGCAGGAGTGAAACCAGAATCGCGGTCACCAGGAACATTGAATACCCCCATCTCAGGACCGACACCTAAAAGATTAGGACCTGTTTGATAAACACCTTGATCTGTTGTTTCATTTAATATTTGATTTACTTGCTCTGGTTTTTCTAAATCAATTCCTGCGCCTCCCATCGCATCTGCTGCGCTAGAGAAACGATCATTTAAATTAGCTACGGCAGGTCTGGTAGCATCTGCTCCACTAGAAAAAGAATCAACATTAGGCTGACCGATGGTTCGAATGAACTGATCGATTTCGTCTGCTGTTGTATCAGCTAAATTTTTTTGTGTTCTTATATCACCTAAACCCATTGTTGCAGCTCCACCGATTGCATCTGCTGCACTAGAAAAAGTATCTTCTTCCTCTTCTTCAGGGAAGAAAAAGTTTTTTCCTTTGCCGTATAAATCTTGAATAATATTTAAAGCTAAACCACCCAAACCCCCTGTATTAATTAAAGAAGGAATCATTCCTTGAGTAGGTCGTGGATCAGGTACCATGTTTGCAAAGTCCATCGTGGGTGTTCCTGGTCTTGATGTGGGTAAAGTGAAAACTTGTTTATCTGCGGTGCCACCAACAAGAGCTCTACTGGCATCACCAAAAAGCTCACCAAAGGTTGGAGCACTAGAAACAATTCTTCCTGTGTAATCTTCAGCGGTTGCTCCTGTTCTGAAAACAGGTTTCTTTTCTCCTGTAACAGGATCAATTTGTGTTAATCCTTTAACTGTAGGAGAGCCTTCAATAAACTTTATGCCTCTACCTCTATCTGCCGCTGCTGCTAATTCTGCTTCTCTCTTTTTTGAAATCTCACCGCCAGTTCTAATGGCTTCCATTAACTCAGCGGTGTCTGCTTGCCTTTGTGCGTTTCTTGCTTGTGTTGCTGTTTTACTTCCCATTAGTAATATACTCTCCGATGTCTTGGTAAGGGTGTATCGTCTTCGTCGTCTGGATGTTCAATAAACCCTCCCTGTCTAAACCTCATGACTGCTTGTGTCATACTATCTACCAAGTCGTCATGATCACCATACGGGAAAGCTGCACATTCTTCAATAACTTCTTCCGTGAACTTATCGTCGGTTGCCCATATCTGCCCTGACTCGAATAGTGGTGCCACGGCATTGACACGAGCGTGCTTATCGTTTCCACGACTCGGTGTATAATTTATAACGGGAATTCCTTGTTTACGCAACTCAAAAGTCAACGGCATTCCAGAGGCTTTACCCTCGATAATCACACTTTCGGGTTTCCAATATTGATACTGTTCGAGGGCCACGCGCCGTAGCTCAGGAAACTCAAATCGATCTTTGACGACATCTAACAGAATGAGATTCGGTCCGCTGTCCTCGGTCGGATAGAACACACCCCACGTTGTGATCGCCGAATAATCTGCGGTTTCTTTTTTCAAAAAAGCAGTATCATAGGATTGTATCACGTGATGAAGCGGGGGGAGGTCTTTCTCCCATAGGTTCCACCATTCTCGTTTAATGATACTTCCTTCTTCGGCTGTGGGGTTTTGTTGATACTGTGCATTCCATTTACCAATCGCTAGTGAAGCTTTGACTGATTCTAATTCTTCTAACTTCCAATATTCGGGCCATACGGGTTTGTTGTTCGGCAGGATCGCTGGAAACTCAATCACCTCCCACTGATCGGCTTTGGCTTCTTTTTGTGCATTGATGAGTCGTCCTGTTAAATCTTTCATATTCCAACGCGTCATGACCACAACAATAATAC